TTTTGCACCAGAGTCACTGGTTGTTGCGTGAGAGTCACTGGTTCACTGTCGTCAGAGTCACTGGTATTGTTATCAGAGTCACTGCTTTCATTATCCGAGCTGTGACCCTGCGTCACTGCTTTTGAGAGAATTTCCACATCAAAACGATAATAAGATCGACGACCATTTGAACGATCTACAACCAATATTCCTAAATTTTCGATGTGTTTAATGTGTAAGCCCACTGCTCGATTTGATAGTCCAGTATCGTCCATGAGCGTTTGGATAGATGGATAACATTCACCAGTTTCATAATCAGCGTATGTAGCCAAAGTGATTGCCACTAACTTGGTTGTTGATGGCATCGAGATTTGACGTACAGCTTTAACAAAGTTGAAATTGCTCATGCAGGATTACCTCTCAAATTAGGTAAACCATCAATCAGAGACTTTAAATTTCGATCATGTTTAATTAAATGTAATTCGTGTTTAAGCTTCTGATTCTCTAAGAGAGTTTTTGAAAATTCTCTTTTCTGATAAAGCAATTGTTCAGGATCATCTATACGAGCCAAAGCCATCGTTAAAAGATTTAATTCGTTTTGGATATTTCGCTCATTAAATGCCAACGTTTTAAAATTTTCTTTAATCATATGATGATCAAAGTGGCTTTTATATTTTTTGGACCACTCACAATAATATTTGATCTTTGGTGCGGATAACACACCAGCAATAACTTTACAGGTACCCTTTGGACTGACGTAAATTAATCCCCATTTTTCAGGCAATTCATTAATTTTAATTAAACCTGTAGGACAGATGTAGTAACGATACTTCCCCATACCAGTCTCGGGATTTATACGATGTGGTTTATTTCTATCAGCCAAAAAGTCAGACCGACTTATTTTAGCTTCCAATAGGAAAGTACCTACGCCATGACCATGTATTCCTCCATGACGTATACCAAACACATCTGGATTCTCACCATAACAAGCTGCTTCAACTATAGTGAAATGACACCCATGCCCATTTGCAGATTCAGATCGTTTTAGAAATTTTGCACCGATTTCACACAAATCACGATGATTCATAAATTCCACCTCACCACAAATCTTCACTACATACCCCAAGGCGAGAAAACTTCATCTCACCAAGGGCTATCAGTTCAAGTTGATTTGCACAAAATTCCAACTGACCACATTCAACTGCATGTAAAAAAGCTTGTGGTCGTGTATAGAACTTTCCTTGCTCACAATAAAAACCTTGGTGTAATGATTTACTCCATTGGTTTTGAATATCTGGTACCAAACCAAGTGACAAAATAATATTGATACAATCTGCATGGCGATTAGGTTTTGGTAGAGCGACCATAAGCTCACCTGCTTTAACAGCAACTCCGATAATCATGCTGCCACCCCTAACCCATTACCAGTAAGGGAGATCTGAACGGCTTTAAATTCGCGCTGACATGCCACGTTCTTGAATGCAGAAAAGCAAGTCACAATGTATGGCTGCTTTACAATTTTGAATCCCGGTCCCGCAACTTCATGGAAATATTCATCCATTAACTTGTTGGCACCTTTCCAGCGAGTTTTGACACCACATTCAACGATGTAAATCGGCTCTTGATCTTCTTCACAACCATTCAAAAACTGTCCATATGTCATGCGTTCAGGTACAGCTATTTCAAAATCGAGCTGTATAGATCGGCCATCTGGATGATCTGCGTATATGTCACAACTGATATGGAAGCTTTGCTCGTTGTCGATTAAATCCTTACGCATGGCAATTACAAGTGTACCCTTGGTCAAAGTTAGCAAATGGGCTAACTCAGGCGCTTGATCCTCAGATTTCCCATTTGTTAATTGCCAAAGTTCGAGAATGCGATTTTCTTCAATCGCTTCCCCAATAAGCTGAAACTTGCGTACAGGATTTAAAGCAGGTTTATTGGGGTTGTATTTTTTATTACGTTTTTTAATCACGCCACACCCCCTAATCGAATTAAAGCTGCCCCAAAGAGCGTGAAAATGAACAGTAAAGTTTTGTGGAGTTCTTTCATGCTGCCACCTTCTTTTCATGACTTGAACGAACTTTATTCACACCTTTTACATGATGTGGTCTATAAACACGGTCATAGCAGCCTTTACATGCTGATTCTGGTCGAAATGTAATGGTTCCATCCTTTAACTTTGATTTAATCATGAACCAAAACTCTGAATCTGTAGGCCAGTATTCATCACAGTGCTTACAAAGTTTTTCTTTACCTAGTTCAGTAAAGATATACATAGGTTTTTTAGCTTCATTTGATTTCATGCTGCTACTCCCTTATGTTTCTTCACATGCTGTGCCCAGCCTTTGCATGGTTTCATGCGCTTACGATCTGTAGCAGATGGACTATCTAAATTTTCAATATCTTTATGGCAATAAAAAACAGCATCCAACTCCAAGGCATGAGCCAAGTCAGATTGAGTAGAAAGACAATGATTTGCTAAAGTGCTGCAACGATAAGCACACGATTCACACAGAACATCTTGATTAGGTGCTTTTTGCGCTAGGATCAGCCCATTCAAAGCACCATGAAAACTAGGTGAAATTAATTTTTCAATTGCATGTGGGTGCATATCGCCAGTGGTGACAAGATGTAAATACAATGTTTCATCACACGATTGGGCATAATTCACAGCAACATTCAGAACATTGCCAAGTAAATTAAGTAATTCATCTTGTGATTTTGCTGAAAACTTATCATTGATTGCCTGTAAGCGTTCAGCTTCAGGCAATTGGATAATGTCAGTTAGGGCGAGAATTGAGGTGTTATCAATCATGCTGTCACCTTCTTGATTTGTTCATTCATGCAAATTGAATAAACTTTTTTGCACTGATCAACATCAAACATCCCAATATGGCAGTCATTTGGATGAATATTCATTACCTCAGCCAAAGCTTTATAGGCTTCCTTGCGCTTCATGTGTCCATCACGCCATAACGGATCAAAAACTCGATGTGCTATAGACTTCCATTTTCTAAGTTCAGCATTTGCCAATCGACCAAGTGAGTTTTTAGTACCAGGGTGACAACCAACATAGGCATCACAAGGCACACATTGGTAGAACCATTTATGTGATAGGTCAGGTCTATGAGGGTAAATGGCTGTGCCATCTACCCCATCAGACTCTTTATTGCAGTATGGACAGATTGGGTTTTTCATGACTGCACCTCCACCACTGCACCGCCATGCTCATGTAAGCAAATCTGCACACCGTTTGGGCAGGTACAGTATTTTTTAGAGATTACGCAATAAGCCACTTCAACCGACTTATCTTCTCCATCAGCAGCTAAATCAATACCAATGAAATACGCACTATCAGGCGCAACACCCAATTCAAACTCACGTTTTTCAATTTGCTGAATCAAACAGTGATGGCACTGTTCCCCTTTAAATTCTGGACATTTGCCAGCGCACTTATGTTCTGTTAAATTACTCATGTTCATTTACCTGAATGTTGATGAATACTAGAAGCTCGACCTGCAACGTCGGGCTTTTTTAATGCCTGCCAAAAACTTTTCAAATTTCTGCATACATTCTTGAATACGCTTGTAGACGTTGTATTCTTTGATTTTTCTATGTGTTCAGATGATGATTGACCTGTCTCCAGTTCGATCTTTTTATCTATGGCGTCTCTTAACCACTTAGCACGATCACTACCCTGGCTTTCAGCCAAAGTATCAATGATCTCTTGGACTTCCAGCGGTACACGTGTTGACATCGGTGCCAACAGTTTTTTGCTGAATACAAACATTATTTTTGTTTCCATAGGATTTCCTTTTGTTAATGAACAACAACTTCTTCAGATTTACTCAATCCGATCTCTAAAAGTTGATCTTTTGTGAATTGACCATTGGTCATTTCTGCAATTTTCTGTGCGTAGTTGGTCTCGCCCTTGTATTCGGTATATGGCAATGAATTTTTAACAATCCATTTGTAAATAGCCCGTTCCGTTAAATTCACTGTTTCAGCAACAGCCTTGACACCACCTGCACAACCTATTGCGGTCTTAATGGTTTTCATAAAAACCTCAAAATGAACTTTTGGTTCAACTTTAACAGGAACTGATAGTTCTTACAACAATATTTATAATTGAACCATTAGTTCAGTAAGGTTTATCAATGAATAATAAGACTGACGAAGTAAAACTGGCATTTTCCCAGCGTTTACATGAAGCAATGGATGCTCAGGGGTATTCAAAGCGAGGTCGAGCTCGAATATTGAGTAAAGAGTTCGGTGTATCAGACAAAGGTGCAGGCAAATGGCTTAATGGTGAAGCTATTCCAGAAACATCAAAAATTCCTGTACTGGCACAATTTTTAAAAACTAATGCTGAGTGGCTTTTGTCTGGTTCATCTAGTAATGAATTAGATAATAATATTGTCCCTGTAACTTCAAAATTATTACCTGTTTTATCTTGGGTTCAAGCTGGATCAATGACATCTGTAGAATCAATAAACCCTTCAGAAATTGCTGAATGGCTTCCCCCTTTAAGTTCTGATGACCCAGATGGTTGTTTTTACTTAAAAGTTGTAGGTATTAGCAATTATCCAACTTATCAAGATGGTGATTATATTTTAGTAAATCCTGCATTTCAGGTATGTGATTTGCTGTCGGAAGACCTTATTGTTGTTAGAAATAATACAGATGCAACATTTAAGAAACTAATCATTGAAAGTGACGAACGTAAATATTTACAAGCACTTAACCCAAATTTTCAACCTAATATCATTGAATTCGAAGAAGGTATGGAATTGGTCGGCTTGGTGATTGATGCATTCAGACCTCTTGGCGGTTCTCGTCCTAAAAGAGTTAGGAAATCCTGATAGGAAAAAATCATGAAAATAATTTATGGATTATTATCTTTATTGATTCTAAATGGTTGCTCATCAAAATGTGATAATGGATGTTTTATATTGAATGGTGAGAAATTATCTTTTGTAGATGCTGAAATGCTTGTTTCTCAATGTGACCATTTCAGAACCAATTTTTTTAGCAGACAAGCTGTAAGTTTAAGTTATCGAGAAATAGCAGACAGAACAAATAATGATCCAAACACTCCACTTATGAGTACATACATGAGTTATATGTCTATTTCTGAAAGTCCTCTTATATATGATAGAAAAGAAAAAAATCCATATATTAAACACAATCAAATCATACAAGCTTGCGTTCAACTTAGGAGAGACTTTAATACTGACCGATTCTGGACGAATTGATCTTTATGAATAATTATTTCTAACTAATCTTAATTTACTAAGTCCTGCCATGAGCAGGTTTTTTTGTCATTAAAAAATAATTGAACTATTGGTTCTTGACTTAGTTGAACTATTGGTTCATATTTATCTCACAAACCAACCTAATGTGAGGTAAAAAATGACTACCAAACCAACCAACGCACAGCAATTTGTTGCTGACTTAGGTGCAGGAACCTTTGCTAACCAACTCGGTGCAGCTATCAGCATGGTTTCTCAAGGTGCTGTTCAGCACAACAAAAAAGGGCAAATCAAAATCACACTTGATATTGCTCGTATCGGTGATTCAAGCCAGGTCGAAATTGCACACACACTCGCTTTTGTTGAACCAACAGCAAAAGGTAAACGTGCAGAGGACACTACCTCAAAAACTCCAATGCATTTGAATGCTGGTGGTGATGTCACTTTGTTCGCTAACCATACAAGTCAATTATTCACTGAAGACGCTTAAACAGCCCCTTCTCATTACAACAATTTTACCAACCATCCATAAGGTACTGAAAATGGAAAACTCTGCTAAAGAAATCGTTGAACTTGCGTTACCTGTAAATGATTTATCTCGTGGTGAACTTGTTGCCATTCATGAAAATTTCAATGTTCATGATTTAGAACAATTTCAAGCTGGTCGTAACCGTGCACGTGGTGTTTTAAAAACCCCATCTTTTGAAGATTTCAAAAGTTATGTTTTAGGTAATACGCAGTCTGAAAATTCTGTTCCTGAAGTAAAAGTTTATGCCCCTGTATTTGTTGACCACAAAAATGTATCAGCAACGGCAATTTTAAACTTCAAAGTTGTTGGATTGGCTCAAGGTCATTGTGACCATAAAGCAGTATTACAGCTTGAACCAACTGTAGTTTGGGAAAAGCTCAATCAGCTTAAAGATAACAAACTTAATCAAAAGCGTTTTGCAACATTACTTGAAGATTGGGCAAGTGTATTCGCTGCAACAAGTGAAACTGGTGAAACGATCCATATTGCGGAAGCAATTAATGCAGTTCGCAACATGAAAGTTGGCTCATCTTCAACTACTGATTCGTCAGTATCAAACATGCAAGAAACTCGCTCAGTCTTTGACAAAGTTGAAGCTTCAAGCACAGCAGGGAAATTACCAAGTTATTTTGAAATCATTGATCCAGCTTATGTCGGTCTTGATGACAAAACTATTCGCTTGCGTCTTGTAGTAAATAGCTCAGATGGTGAGCCATCGTTTGCATTGCAAATTGTGAAAGAAGAACTCTTGCGTAATGAAATTGTTCAAGAATTCAAGGAAAAAGTGATTGCCTTGCTTCCTGAAAACCCTGTCCGTATTGGTACCTTTTCCGCTTAAAACTAAAAATTAAGCAATAAAAAGCCCCGAAATTTTGATCGAGGACGGGGCTTCTTTAGGGGGTATAGCAATCGCTATAAGGAGATTATGAACATGGTTTCATTAAATTTCAAATCAATTTTGTTGGGTTTTGGTGGTGCAGTAGCGATGACAGCAGTTTTAGCGTCTGTGCAAATGTATCAACCAGCCAAGCTACCTGTTGAAGAACAGCAGCAGATCACAGTGGCATCAGACATCTACAAGGTGGATGAGCTCGATTTAGGACCATACAACGACTGTCAACATGACTGTCATGCAACCTTATTGACAGCAAATGACCAGTATTACATCGAGGTGAATTTTGACTATTCAGGTTTCGATGATGGTAACGGCTTTAATCGTGCTGTAGGCATTCAGATTGATCGCTTAGAACCTGAATTGGTCGGTGATGAAGATGGCGAAATCAATGCATATCTTGATCGTTATGAAATCGACAAGATCAATGATGCCCTTGAAGACTCTATCGCAGTGAAACTTCAAAAGTTAGGAGGTTCTCATGGGTGAACTTATTGAGATTAAACATAGTCCTAAAGGTCAGCGAAATGAGCTGCAAGCACTGGTTTATAGAATGCTCTGCCCTGTTGTCCCTAAAGATTATAGCGAAATCAACATTGGTAAATCGACTGTTTACGTGTTGTTGGAAGGCTTCCCTTGGCAAACCATTAAAACACGTGACCCTTTAAATAGTCACCTCAATGGTGAGAAATGGGGGTGGAATCCACTCAAAGTCAAAAGTTCTGGTCGATTTGGTGGTGGATGGGCTTTCAAATTTGGCATCACTTCAAATGAAAATTTTCGTGAATTAGTTATTGACGTGGGAATTGGTTCAATTCGTTTGGAAATCATGAATTCACGTAGAGGATTTAGAGCATGAGTTATACAACTGTTTTAGCTGTTCATCCTGGCGAAAAAGTCGAGGAACTATTTGAACTTGGTAATGCTTGGGGTTCAGCACCAGTAATTTGGGATGCCATGGCTCAAAAGTATCTGGATAAACCACATTTTATGGCTGCTACTTTTGAAGATAGTGGTGAAAAACTTTGGGCTCTATGTCGTGATGAATCTGTTCCATTGGTTCATCGTACTCTCCATTTAATGACAATGGACCGAATGTACATTGAGAAAAAAGATTTCAAACATGCAGCACAAGATATACGTGCATTTTTAAATGATTTTCCTCAGCCTGAAAACCACATTAATCATTGGCCAGCAATTGCAGACTATTTAGATACTGATCCAGATGTACCTGCGATTGGATTTCATATGACTTCTGTTTCTGATAACCCATTTCACGGTGATTGGGATGAAGAAAATGAGGATTACGGTTCTCTAAATTGGGCTACTTGCCAAAGTGTCTATGAAAGTATCAAAGGGAGTGTTGAAGCATGAATACACAAGTTAATCGTGACCAATTTCTTGCAGGTCGTAAAAAAGGTATCGGTGGTTCAGACGTTGCTGCAATCCTTGGTTTTAGTCCGTACAAATCACCATATCAATTATGGTTAGACAAAACAGGTCGTAGTGAGCGTAAAGAATCACAAAATGAGTCTGCGCATTTCGGCAACCTACTTGAAGATGTTGTTGCAAAAGAGTTCTCACGTCGCTCAGGCATGAAAGTTCAACGCATTACCCAGCAATTATCTCTTGAAAACATCGGAGAGTCTTGGGCTATCGGTAACATTGACCGTGCTGTTGTTAATCCTGATATCGCAGGACGTGTTTATTTCAAAGAAGGAAAGCTGACAACAGACCAAGGCTTGGAATGTAAAACAGCTTCTGAATATCTTTCTAAATTATTCGGTGAAGAAGGTTCAGACCAAATTCCAGACTATTACCTTACTCAGTGTCTTTGGTACATGAAACTTACAGGCTTCCAAGTATGGCACCTTGCCGTTCTTATTGGTGGCAATAAGTTCCGCATGTATCGCATTGAACGTGATGACGATTTAATTGAATCAATCTTTAAACAGGTTAAAGCATTTTGGTTCAACCATGTCATTGCTGATGTTCCACCAGATCCTACTTGTTTTGATGATGTTTTACATCGCTGGTCAAATCATGTTGTGGGTAAACAAGTCGAAGCTGATTTTGAACATATCAAACTCGCTGAAGAACTTATCACTGTTCAAGGTCGTCTAAAAGCAGATAAGGCTCGTGAAGATGAAATCAAATTAAAGATTGTCTCAACGATGCAGGATGCGGAAATGATGATTAGCCAAGGCAAGTCTATCTGCACCTACAAAGAACAATCCTCTACTCGTATCGACAGTACGCTGTTGAAAAAAGAAGAACCTGATTTATTTGCGAAATATAGCAAAACCTCCAGCACCCGAGTTTTCCGTATTTCAAACAAATTTAAAGAAACAGTTTAAGGAATTTTATTATGAACGCATTAACAACCCCACAAAATGGTCAGATTGCCCACTTAACTGCTTTTGACATCATGATGAATCCTGAAATTATGGATCGTTTTGAGCGTATTGCAAGTGTCATGGCTTCATCAAAATTTGCAGTGCCGAAACATCTTCAGGGCAATACTGGAGATTGTTTAGCCATCATTATGCAATCAGCACAGTGGCAAATGGACCCTTTTGCTGTAGCTCAAAAAACTCATCAAATTAATGGTGTATTAGGGTATGAAGCGCAACTTGTGAATGCTGTGATTACCAATCGTGCACCTATCACAGGTCGTTTAAATTTTGAATGGTATGGCGATTGGGCAAAGATCAACGGCAAGGAAGATAAATCATGGGATAAAGGCATTAAAGTCTGGGCAACATTAAAGGGTGAAACTTCTCCACGTGAAATTGATATTTCTATGGGACAAGTAGGCTCAGTACGCAACTCACCTTTATGGGTAAGTGATCCACGCCAACAACTTGCGTATCTTGCTATTAAACGTTGGTCACGCTTATATACACCCGATGTAATTCTAGGTGTTTATACCCCAGATGAAATTGCTGAACGTGAAGAACTTGATGTTACCCCAGTTCAATCAACGGTAAAAAAACATCAAGGTTCGAGTGGGCTTAAAGCTCAGATGGCTGAACGTGAAAAATCACAAGAAACGGTCATAGATATGGCTCCTAATTTTGATGTTGAAGGGCTCATTAATCAAATTAATGCTCTAAGCACAATTGAGGAATTAAAGGCTTTAGCTAAAACAATTCCTGCCGATCTTGGCGAACCTGCAAAAACAGATATTTCTACTGCGTATGCCAACCGTAAAAGTTATGTGCAATTACTGGTTGATTTGGATAGTGCCGACACCATCGAATTAATCAACTCAATTATGGCTGAACGTTTTGAACCCAATTCAAGTTTAATGAGTGATGAACAAATTGATGAAGTTAGCGCACTATTTGAACGTAAATCAGCAGAACTTACACCTTGACTAATGGCATGTGGTGCCCTCACACATGAGGGTACCAATAGTGAGATAGAAGTATGAATCCAACTATTGAACAACAACATGCCATTGATATGGCATTACATGGTCAGTCTTGTAAAGTGACCGCATACGCCGGTGCTGGTAAGACTTCCACCCTTAAACTGATTGGTAATGCAAAGCATCACCAACATGGAATGTACTTGGCATTTAACAAGGCTATTGCAACAGAAGCACAGTCTAAATTTAACCATAATGTTAAGTGCAAAACATTTCACAGCCTTGCTTATAACTCAGTTCCACGCTGGCTGACCAATAAATTAAAAAATCGTCGCTTGATGTCAAACCAATTGGCATCTCGCCATGATCTTGAGAATTATCAAGTACCAGTGGCATTGGTTAAACAACGTGGTGAGGATGACCAGAAGCGTTTATTTAACTCAAAACGTATGGCCACATCTATGATGAATGCCGTTGGTTATTTCTGCCGATCTAATTACAGCGAAATTCAACTATCACAAGTTTACGCTGCTTTACCTGATTGGATGGATGATACATATCGTGCTGAATTGGCAAATATCCTTTTACCTAAGGCACATGATTACTGGAATGACATTTTAAATCCTGCTGGTATTAACCGTCTCGAACATGACCATTACCTAAAATATTGGGCATTGAGCAATCCAGTGATTAATGCTGACTTTATTTTATTTGATGAAGCACAAGATGCTGATCCTATTATGTTGAATGTTTTGAGTAAGCAACGTGCTCAGGTAATTTATGTGGGTGATCGTCACCAGCAAATCTATGCGTTTCGTGGTGCTGTCAATGCGATGCAATCCCTAGATATTGCTGAAACACGTTTAAGTCAATCATTCCGTTTTGGTGAAAACATTGCTGATCTTGCGAATAAAATTTTGTTCAATGTTTTGGATGAAGAAATTCCATTACGTGGTTTTGAACAAATTGACTCCAATGTTGGTGAAGTCACCGATATGGTTGCAGATGCATTTATCTATCGTACCAATGCTGCTGCCCTTTCCAACATGGTTGAGCTGGTAAAAATTGGACGTGAACCACGTTTGGAAGTTGATACAGGTTCTTTATTAAAAAACATTGAAGATGCCAAAAAAGTTAAATCTGGAATAAAAGTCCACGATGGAAGTGTATTTGAAGGCTTTAGCAATTGGGAAGAAGTCATTGAATACACAAATGAAGTCTCTGGAAATGACTTAAAAGCACTTGTTAGCCTAATCAATAAAGTGGGTGAAGAAGCTCTAATCAGCTCATTACTAAAAAGTAATTCTAGTGATTATGACTGCATTGTGACCACAGCTCATAAGTCTAAAGGCTTGGAGTTTAACAAGGTCAAACTTGGTGGTGATTTCTTTTATAAAGAAGCTGCTGCACCTGGTGAAAAAATCCTAACCGAAGATGAAGCTCGACTTTTATATGTTGCTGCTACTCGAGCTAAAAAGCAGTTAGATATTTCTGCATTGAACCCACTGTTTAAAGCTATCGGATATAACACCCAAGCTGAGGTAAATGCCTTATGCGTCCAGTAGTAAAACAGAAAAACTTCTTAGGCTTCAAAATCTGGTTAGAAAAACTGGGGTATGAGGTGAAGCAGTTAGATGGTGGTTTTGTGGCACGAGCAAAAAGTCGAGAAGCACAACGAGCATATAAAAAGTCACATCATTATGTGCGTGTTGGCTCAGACCTTTCAGGTAATCAAGCAGCTTATGAGCTTGGGGCTGAATTTGAAAACCATCTTCGTGCACCTGAACAGACTTGTACAGCAAAAGCAGAAAAGGAAATTCTGCATATTGTTAAAGGTGAATCACATGGAATGGGTTATCTGGTGGCTTGAAATTATGTTGGTAGTGAACGGATTTGTATTTATTAACTTTGAATTATGGTGGCTGTGATGCAAACAAATGTAAATTTTGATTTAGAAACTGAGCTTAAAGCACATCTTAATTATTTTATTCAGGCAAATAACTTGCCAGCCGACTTTATATTAAAACAAAACCCTCAAATAGATCGAGAGTTTGAAGTAAGCGAAAAATCTTGGATTGCACGTGCAACCCCAAAGGTACCAGCAAAAGTGATTGTAAAGGCATCTGTTCGATATTGGGAAGATTCTACAATTAATGGTGTTGAAGATACTGATAGTGGTGACAGCACACCTTGTAAAAATGGCGATTTATGGTGTCCAGTCATTAATGTGGCTACTGGAATTATTGAGAATTGGGAAATTGGGAAAACTGCAAGTATCCATTTTAAAGTAGCGGATGGCTGTGGTTGGGAGTTGGTAGATTCAATTGGTAATACAATTAAATCCCAAGAAGATGGATATGTCCCTAGAACTCTGTGCCCTGCTGAAAATGGTTATGGCGATTACATCATTATGAATATTGATGAAAAAGGTCAAATTGAAAAATGGCGTTTTGATATTGATGATTTTCTGGAGGATGAATAATGGGAGTAGCTATCAATCGAAATGACCAAATCGACACATCAATGATGTTGATTCTGCGTTATAAAAGACCTGTTGTTGCCTTAAAAGATATTGTTGAAGATTACATGCCACATTTAGATATGGCAGCTGCAAAACAACGAGCAGCTAAATGTAAACTACCTTTCCCAGCATTTAAGGTAGATGGTAATAAATCTGAATACTTTGTAAACTTAACGGATGTTGCAGTTTGGTTGGATTCACTGCAAAAAGAGTCTCAGAGAAATTGGAGTGAGGTGAATTGATTTCACCTCATTTTTTACGCCAATTCTACGCCATACGCCACGCAAAAAACACTAAGATATTGATTCCAAATTATTATTATAAATAGTCTAACCCACCTGCCATAGGCGCGACCCAAAGTTTCTTATCTATTGATTTATCAAACAATTCTTTAATAGTGTTGTTTTGACTCAATTTCTTAAACCTCGTTTACTCTCGTTTAGTCGCGTATTCTTGACTTTACATGTACTTTAGTTGCACCCTATTTGCACCTTAAAATCTTTGTGGTGCAAATTCATGGGAACAGTCACAAAACGTACACAGGCAGATGGCACTACCCGCTATCGTGCACAGGTCCGTATTAAGCGCGAAGGTTATCCCATTTTTAATGCATCAAAGACATTCAGTAAAAAATCATTAGCTGAGGAATGGATTAGAAGAACTGAGGCCGAGATCGAAATAAATCCCGAAAAAATGCTGAATCCTGCAGAAGAATTAAAGCAGGCAACATTGGCCGAGTTTATTACAGCATACTTAGAGGAAGCGGATAGCTTCGCCAGGACAAAAACCGGTGCGCTAAAACAGATCGCTAGTGTAGAGCTATCTGAAAAAAATATCTATTCCTTAACACGTCAGGATTTCTCTGAATATGCTATCGGACGGCGCAAGGGTGATCCTGTTCGGGGAATAGATGGTGTTGCCCCTTCTACCGTTCTAAAAGAATTAAGCCACATTAAAGCTGTTATGGTGCATGCCCAATTCGTGTGGGGCAAAAATATTGAAAATGTTATTGATGAATTTGAAAAGTCTCTGACTGGCCTGCGCAAGTCACGCATCGTGACTAAAAGTAAACTTCGGGACCGTCTCCCCACTTCTGAAGAGCTACAAGCACTCACAACACACTTTTATCGAAAGTGGAAAAGAAAGAAACGCTCCGTTCCAATGCATTTAATCATGTGGTTCGCCATTTATTCTGGTAGACGTGAAGATGAGATTTGCTCATTACGCCTATCAGATTACGATCGACACAATACTCAGTGGTTAGTAAGAGATGCAAAGCATCCGGACGGATCTGAGGGAAATCACAAGTATTTCCACCTTGAACCCAAAACAACTATGCTTATAAGCAAGTTCATGGAAAAGGAAACTCGGGCACGTGTTTTAGAGATGGGATACAGTGATAATTTATTGGTCCCAGTAAACACCCAAACAGTTTCAGCTTATTTCACTAGGGCGTGTAATCAGCTCAATATTGAAGATCTTAGATTCCATGACTTAAGACATGAAGCGGCCACACGATACGCTGAGGAAGGTTTTACTATCCCGCAGTTGCAGACAATCACATTGCATGAATCTTGGAACACATTAAAGCGATATGTGAACTTAAAGAAACGTGGTGAACATCGTTTAGATTTCGCTGAGGCAATGAGTGTTGCTGAATCAACATACAATGACCACTTCAAAGAATGGAATAAAACTCAGCGAGTTATTTCAGAAATAGATACTTTTGAAGCCTTTGATATCTCGCTGGATGACACTATTACAGTGCCTTATAAATTCCTTGTAGATCAGCTAAACTTTTTCATAGATGAGCATAAGCAAAATAAATACTTCATCCGAAAACATGTAACTAAACTAAATACAGAGCATCCTTTTGCTTGGAATAAAGTAAAGCAAGAGTTTTACATTAAAGAAATTCAGATTGCATGGGAAGATTGGTTTGCTGAGCATGGCCATGTGGATTGGTCTGAATTACCTAGTGAAGCTTCACATTTTGGATTTAAAAATAATCGTGTAATTCGGCTATTTAAGAATAGGGTTTTGGAGTTTAATACCGAATTGAATGCTTGGTTAGATATTTCTAATGACTACTATTTTGAAGAACATTATCATGTAAAAAATCCACTGTGATTTTTGTATAAGAGTCTCTACAAAAATTATCTAGGGACTCTTATATATTAATATTCTTTTATTGACCTATAATACTTTATCAATACGATTTATTTTTAAGATAAAAGCTACGTGAAAAATCATAATCATCTCTGTTAGGGACACGTCGAATCTCAAATGCGTAACGTTGCTCCATCTGATTATCTAATTCATCTAGGTATAAGAAAATAATCTCAAACTCTGCTTTATCCGAGGAAGCAAATATATCCGGGTAATCTAATTTAAATCCAAAACTTTCTTTAATGTTTAATTTGAATACATTCAATGTCTTAGTATAAAAAATTCCTTTTGAATCTCTTGAGACACCTATCCTTAAATCTCTTGCAATTGAGCGACTATTAATTAAAGAAAGATCAACTTCTAATAAATCAAATTCAGAATCTGATAATTCCCATAAGTTGAGATCTGGATCAAAAGGCTTATTAACCCCACGATTAATATTAGCAGAATCAAGATGAATAAATGGTTGTCTTAAAACAACTTCTTTTTGCTTTTGCGTAGATATTTGTTCAACTGAAAATTCAAATTCAGCATTTGTTAACTTTACCATTTCTTTTTGTTGTTCAACACTACTTTTGAGTTCTTCAACTTGAGCGTTTAATGCTTGATTACTTACTACAAGCTCTTGTGCCTGCAGCTGTAGAGATTTCTGGCTTTGGTAATAACCTATAACAACCCATAAAAATGCTAAAGGCGAAGCCATCCCCGCTACGAAATCTCCAATACTGTTTAACTCATCTGGGAAATCGTGATTACCCAATAAAACACCTACAAATACTAGCCATAGAAGGGTTAAGAACCAACCTATAGTAGTCAATAAATTATTTTTCAGAAAGTTCTTCATTTTCACAAGTTTGATATTTACATATACCTAATATTTATAACAAAAATATTAACCAATTAAACGAAGAATTTGCTCATATTTTTAATATTTATTGGAGATTCTCATGTGCGCTAATTACGAACCTATCTCAAAAAGCCGCGCTCAATTACTAAATTTATATGAGCCGACATTTGAATATAAAGCGGACCTTTTCCCTGGTTACGATGGACCAATCATCATCGCAACTGAGCAAGGCTTAGAGTGGCGGTCTGCCCGCTTTGGTCTGATACCAAATTGGGCTGATGACATTAAAAAAGTTCGCAACACATATAACGCACGTTCGGAAACAGTGGCCACAAAGCCGAGCTTTCGGCATGCCTGGTCTAAAAATCAATTTTGCTTAATACCAGTTGAGACCATCTATGAGCCAAAATATATAGATGGGAAATCGCACTGGTACGGGATTTATCGTGAAGATGAAATGCCTTTTACAGTCGCCGGTATTTATGAGCATGCGACCATTAACGGCGAACCAGTCATTTCAATGAGCATGTTAACGATCAATGCTGATGATCATCCATTCATGAATCAATTCCACGCGCTAGATGATGAAAAGCGCTCTATTGTTGTCATACCTAAAGGACGCCGTAATGATTGGCTTACCTGCAGCCACGATCAAGCAAGGGACTTTCTAGTAGATATGCCAGTTGATGAGTACACTGCAGCGCCAAAAAATGAAATGCATAAATTTAGAGCAATCACATATTAAAAAAACCGCCTGCCTAAGCAAGCGGTCTTCCAAATATTTACAATACTTTTTCAATCATTTATCTAATGATGAACTCTGCAACTTGAACTAAATTCGCAATTAAATTAACAAGTTCAAAGCAGATGTATGCTGCTAGCTTCCAAAAAGCCATATGAAAATACTCACTATGAGCATTGCCATATACCGCAAAATACGATTTAATTAATGTATCGTCTGACGAAACATCTACCTAATGTTGGAAGCAAAGAGGCTTTGATGAGGTTCGTTTAACGATACATCTGCCTCGATGTTGGAAGCAAAGAGGCTTTGGTGTAAGTTACGTTATACAACAACGTAGCAAAATTTCACTACCCACTTTAGCTGTGTTTTCAAGCAAAGAATAAATCAGCTGAGTGGGTAGCCCTTAACAATTGATCTAATCGAAAAAATAATCAGATTTTATTGCCATGAGAATCACTTAATGTGCCCTCACATGCTTTACTTTATTTCAAATTACAAAGCCGATCAATTCTTGACATTTTACTAAATTCTTTTCGATGTCAAATCTTTTAAAAAAGTTGTCCATGCCACCTTTTGTCTTGGTGTAAACCTTCTTAAAATAAAACAGAATAAACAATGGGTTAACAAAAAAATAATTTTATTCACACCACGCATTTGCTGTCTTCATCCTATATGTTTTTTTAAATTTTTTTTTAAATACGCGACAACTTATGACTTGTCATTGTTTATCCACAGATAAATAAATTTGAATTTTAACTCATCTCTAGAATATCATTTTGAATACGTAACAAATTCAAGTGATAGCTATGAGCCATTCAAACCAAATCATCGAGATCAAGAATCACCTCAGGCGTGAATACTTCTCTGAAGTTAAATCGATTCTACTTGTTGATCCAGCTACTCGAATGGAGATTTCAGTAGCGATTGAAAAGATTTCAGCAGGTTTCCCCTCCCCAGCTCAAGACTATATTGATAAAAAGATCGATATGAATGAGCACTTAATCCAAAACGAGTGCGCAACATTCATTGTCAAAGTGGCTTCCCTTTCAATGATTAACGCTGGCATCGATATTGATGATGAGTTGATTGTCGATCGTAGTTTAGAAGCCAAGCACAGAGATATCATCGTTGCTCTGGTCGACAATGATTTTACTGTTAAACGTTTAATGCTAGATGAAGATGGTCGAATCTGGTTAAAAGCCGAGAATCCGGAGTACAGCAATATTTATTTTGATGACGGCCAACAACTAGAAGTTTGGGGTGTCGTTACTTTCGTACTGAAAAATACAAGAAAAATATGAAGTACGAAAACAAAGTATTTGCGTTAGTTGACGTAAACAATTGCTACGTCAGCTGTGAACGCATGTTTAATCCAAGTTTGAGAGATAAGCCGGTTATTGTCTTGAGCAACAATGATGGTTGCGCCGTGACTAGATCTAATGAAGCGAAAGCCCTTGGAATCAAAATGGGTGTTCCCTTATTCCAAATCAAAGATATCGTTCAAAAGCACAATGTCCAAGTTCTTTCAAGTAACTATGCTCTATATGCTGAAATGTCCCGCCGTTTTCACAAGATCCTTGGTCAATACGTCACTGAAGCTGAACAAGAGATTTATTCTATTGATGAATGCTTTCTAGACCTTTCCGCTTACTACAAAAATTATGATTTGACTGAGTACGGCCAAGACATGCGCCAGAAGATCCTAAAATGGATTGGGCTTCCTGTTTGTGTTGGAATCGGTAGATCAAAGACAGAGGCAAAGATTGCAAACCATATCGCAAAGAAAAACCCGAGCTTTGACGGCGTATGTGATCTTGTGAATATGGATCTGTGTAACAAAGAAGATTACCTGGCGAACATTGATGTTTCTGAGGTTTGGGGTGTCGGACGTAAAATATCGAAAAAGCTTCAAGCAATGGACATTAACACTGTGCTTGATCTGGCGAGCTCAGATCCACGAGAAATGCAAAAGCGATTCTCTATTGTGATGGCTAGAACCGTCGCTGAGCTTCAAGGAATATCATGCATTGAGGTTGAACATACACCTCCAAGCAAAAAGCAGATTGTTGCCAGTAGGTCCTTTGGTAATCGTGTTACAGAACTAACAGACTTAAAAGAAGCTATCTCGATGTACACTCAAGATGCATGTACCCGATTAAGAAGTGAAGACCTTCTCTGTGGCACTATCATTGCTTTTGTTCAATCTAACCCATTTGACCCCAATGTGCCGTTCTATAACAAGTCGGTCAGTTATACATTTCCTGAGCCTACCGACTTTGCACCTGATTTGGCCAAGGCAGCAACATTGATGCTAAATCACATTTTCAAAGCTGGAATTAAATATAAGAAGTGTGGCGTGTTGTTGACATGCCTAGAGCCAAAGAGTGGTCACACATATGACCTACTCACAGATTTTGATGAGATAGAGAAGAAAGAAAGGCTTATGAAAGCAATGGAATGTGTTCATCAGAAATTTGGAAAGAAAAAGATAGGAATTGGGCCTTGTTTTGTCCCCAATCGAAATTGGTCAATGTCACGCGACAAATTAAGTAAAAACCCTTTCAAATGGGATGAGCTATTACTTATAACAGGATAAACACTATGCATATTTTTAAATTATCGAACGAACAACTTGCACAGATCCTCATTCCGAAACGATTTGTGCCAGCAAAGCCTGCTGAATTGGAAGAAAAGAATGTCGAGTATGTTTTTGATCAATCTGATTGGTTTGATCTGAGTTATGATGAACTTGTTGAGATTATTAGCAAAGCGAGGCTTGCTGGTCCTCAACTAATGCCAATAGTTGGTACAGTCGATTAATGTAATTAAGAGGGCTCAATACATGGAAAGATTTCAGGTGTGTTTTTATCAAGACGATAAGAATTTAACAATTTGGAATGGGATTAGTTTCAGCCTCTAGTGAAGACGATGCTAGAAAACTTGCCTTTAAGCAATTTAAAGCTGACAGCTCAATGTTTAACACTATATTACCTTGGTCAAGTCCTAAGATTAACTAATTGAAATAAGCTCTCTAAATGAGGGCTTATACACATATACCCACCTAAAATAATATTTCTGCTCTCAGACCTGCGCGGTGCAATTAGTAAAATAGCGGCAAGTACAAAATCTTGCCGCTATTCTCTACTCAAATAAATGTAAAGTAATAACACTTACGATCAAGTTTGGAGTTGATCTTTTGCAATTTATATGTAGAACTTCATTTTCACTTTCTACCATAAACCTATACTCCTACACTTATGTAGCAATATCATTTTGTACTTCTACATCTGTAATCAGTGTATTGTTCACCACACTGTTTTGTACCCAATGTTTTTATTGGTTAAAACTTTAAAATCTTTGTTTCTATATTACTTTTGCGCATACTCCTGCTTGTATATTGTTATTGATCGTATGTGCAGTGCAACCTGATAAGAAACATAAGATGCCGATGCTTAAAAGATAGTATTTATAAAAATGGAGGTTGTAATGTATGCAAACTACGAGCCAATAACTCGAAGTCGAGCACAGTTACTAAACCTACTTGAGCCAACTTTCGACTATAAAAGCGATCTTTAGAATTAAAAATTAGCTTAAAAAATATATCATCGCAAAGTCTCCCCCATAGAGAAGACTTTCTAAGTATTAAATGACTTAAGGAATAATTTTCTCCCATCCATCTTTTACAGCAAATTTAGCTTCCTTCCACTGTAAACGTGAACTGCCTTTAACTTGTTCCCATTTAGTTTTCAATTTAGATTCAACTTCGGAAAAATTAATATCTGCATTATTATGCACGCGATTATCATAACCTAAACGATAAGCTGCACGATAATCACGATCATATTCTAGATTCTTATTTTCAGTATAATATGGCATTTTTTTATAGTTTTCTCGCCAATAATTATCTTCTGGCCAGTAATCACTGTCATCTTTTTTATTATTTGTTTGGGCTATGTCATTACCTGCTATTGCCCCTACCACACCACCAATAATCCCCCCAACAACAGCACCTGGAGGGCCACCAACAACACCAAATGCAGCACCTACCGCCGCTCCTCCCAAGGTTCCTGCACCTGTAGCAACCAAATCCTCTCCCCCCTCATTCATATCGGGTACATGATTGTTATTAGCCGGTGGAGAGTTTAAATCTGGACGAGCATTATCAATTGTGGATGAAGTGTCTTGTAACGGTTTGCTATTTGATACATTACCATTAGAAGATGGCTCTTTTTGAGTCGTATGATTACCATCTGAATTTGATTGTTTTGTATTTACCATTTTCTTACTCCTTATATTTTAAAATCTAGTGTCTTTCAAAAGAGCTAGAATTTAAAAGAACTTTTGAAATATGCTTGACAGTTATTATTATAACCCACCTTTAGGTTGGTTATGTTTAATAACCACCCATATTAAGTAAGGAGATGTTATTAATTTAAAAATTATTTCTCATTAATAAAAATTCTTGTTCAAATAGTCTTCGCAACCATATCATCCTTCATCCCACATTCATTATATTTTGCTAGCTTAAACATTACACATAATATTCCAACTTTACACTGTTCTGCAGCAAATTATGATTTTTATTTATATGCAATTTAAAAAAGCCTAGTTAATTGATACTAGACTTTTAAAAATATTTTCAAAAGATATTATGATTATATATTATTTAATCTTTTTAAATGTATCTTCAGCCGCTTTTAGGTGTTTAGAAACGGCCTCACGTGTTTGTACGAGCATATTTTTTAATTCAGAACTTTTCGTGTTTGGTATTAACTGCTTATCAATTATCGTCAAAACTTTACGGTGACCTTCAACTTGACTCATAATATAATTTTTATCAATATTTGATGTTGTTTGATTAAGCTTACTAACAATTTTATCACTATCATTTTGCAATGATTTACTAAGATTGCTGGCTTGTGAAATCAATTTTAACCGACTTGCTAACGCTTGTGCATTTTTTTCATTGGCTGAATGTTCATTAATCATCATTTCAGCGTATTTCTTAGCTTCATCCATTTTTAGCTTT